TGATTGGTTCCCCAATTCTTATCAACAGCACCAGTAATCATATTCGTCGCAACCCCCCACTGGTCGGCGAAATCTATCGAAGCTGATTCATATACCGAGGTTACGTCTGCGCTCGATAGCGTCTTATTCCAAAAGCGGCAACGGTAGAATGTGCCGTTGAAATTCCCCGTGCTGTTATAAACACCGGCGATTCTAGCGTCTGTGCAACTGTCTATTCCGTGACTTGCGCTGATTGTTACGGTGGCAATCTGGTTGCCGTTGTCATAAAGAATCGCTGCTGTGCCATCAATCGTAACAACTAAGTGGTGGACTTTTAAGTCGTCGAGCGGTGAAACTCCGAAAGTTTTAAAAGATGTATTATCGTAAATTGCAAGTTTTGCACCCGCTGCAACATCAGTCCCAATGATGAAACGTCCGCCGGTTCCAAAATCAACCAAATATTTGTATGCCGAATCGGCCCAAGAATCCGCTTGAACGATAAACTCGAAACTGAACTTCGTGCCGAGGTCGGGCGGCGAGGCAATGTCGATGTATCCGCTCGTTCCATTGAAGTGAAGTCCTTGGCCATCGCTGGCGTTTACCAGATGCGTTATGATCTCAGAACTAGAACTACCGTTATTATAGAAAATTTGTGCGCTCATCCTTGTGAAACTACTACGTTGCTGGTTCCGCTTGCTGTGATAAATGAAATCGTTCCGGTGTACCCGGAGATGTCGATCATCGCGCCGGTTCCATCGTTATTGTTCGCTCCCCCGGCGAGGATGTAGGTGTAGTTTTGGTTCGTGGTTGCTGCTGTTGCTCCGACTCTCATATACACCGCTTGTGTGCCTATATTCTGCACCGTTAAATGATACGGCTTGCAGTTTGTTACATCTTGAGCCGGTGAACTGCTAACAGCTACAGTTGACTGTGTTACCGTCTCAAAGCTTTTAAATCTCTCGTTCTGAACTGACATAATTACGCTCCCCCACTTCTTGTAAAATTGATTCTACCGGCTACTCCGGTATCTCCTACTATGCTAAAAAATCCAGTGTAGCCTTCAATGTCCAGCCTCGCGCCGGTTCCATCGTTTGCGACAGTGCATCCAGCTAAAATATAACTAAATCCTCCGCTTGACGTTGTGGCGGCACTTCCTAATTTAACGTAAACCGGCTCGGTTCCTACGTTCGTCAACTGCGTTAATTGAGGTCTGGCCGAATTGAAAACAGTTGATGCGTTTATGTCTGTCGGAAGAACTGACGCGCCTACTGTATTGTAGTAATACGAGTAAGTTGTTTCATAATCTCGGAACCGTTCATTCTGTGTTGCCATAATTTATAACCCCCACACTCGCTTCACTTTATTTTTACTATACTCACTGCGCCACCCGGCTTGCTCCTGCTTGTAGTAGCCGCGCTTGATCGTCTCCGCTTGGGTCGGCAGTCGTTGCTGCCCGCCAATCGCGAAACCTGGTTGCACATCAAGCTTGAGCCAGGTGCCTGACTCGTCCTTAAAATTATCGAGATCCGGGGAGGAGTTGATCTCTCGCACCTCCCCGGTCTCGCGATTCTCGAAGTCGAATAACGGCATTAAGCAACCGGATAAATTGCCAACCAATAATCAACAAAATTGCCAGAGGCATCTTTTACCGTAATCATAACAGCTTTATCTGTTCCAGCAGGCGTTGCCCCGCCACCGGTAGGATCAGTTGTTGTGACGTTAAACGCCCCAGTTTTTGCGGCACCAACTCCTCCCGACAATTTCAGGAACGGTGTTGCTGAGTTTGCGGTTGATCCGTCACCGAGATCCGCTTTGATCTCAATTGGTTCTTGCCCACTATTCCCGCCTTTTAATCGGCGGCCTTGCATCGGGTTTCCAATGTTAGTTGTACTCATAATTTTTTATAGTCCTGCCGCGTCGATTGCTTCCATTTCGGCTATCAAGTCATCCCGGCTGGGTACCTCGACTGCCACTTCTTCTTCCACTACCTCCTCGGGATATGCGGGTTCACCGTTGACCGACTCCATGCCTACCACGGCATACTCGTCGCCAATCGATTCAACCGCACCTTCGACGGTGAAGCTAACCGCATCACCGACTGCCGGGACAATCATGGAACCATCTTCGTCCGCCACTTGTAGTGCGGAAATTGGAATATCTACTTTTGGCATAATTAAATTAAACGCCCGGGAGGCTGTTAACCCCCCGGGCTAGTGATTAACTGTAGTTCGTGGTCGAGTAAATTTCGACTAGGTGTTTCGGTGCTAAGACCTCACAACCGTAGTAGAACTTGAATCCGACCGTGGTCAACTGCGCCAGCGGATCGGTTTTATCCGGGCCTTGGGCAATGATCATCTTCGGTGAGTACGCGCTCATCGTCGCCAGGTTCACACCACCGTATGCCTGGTCGCCCACCACAAACGTGGAGTATTTAAGACCAGTGGCATCGTAGGTGTATTGACCTGTCGCTTGCTTGGAGATGAACGGATTAGTCGTAGTAACGACTCGTACACCCATGTAGCGTCCGACTTCGCCTTTGAACAGTTGCTCGCTATCTCCGTAACGAGAAGCTTCCAACCAGTCATCGTCGTTCATCAGATCGCGGGCAACTTGCGGTGCCATGACGGCAGTGAAGTATCCGCCACTCGGACGAGCGTTTTCGACGCGCAGATTTGTGCTGGCATCGAGGATGTCAAGCGCAGTCATCGCATCATCAGTGCCACCTACCGTAGCCCAACTTGTTGCCGCACCGGCGAAACGTTTCTGCTTGTCGGTTACGTTGCTTCCCAACTTGTTGCGAAGAATCTCGTCAACCTTCAAACCGGCATCCTGTCCGTTAGTAACAGTCGCCTGCTCGAGGTGGTTGAAAAGCTCAACGGCACTCAACAGGTCAGTAATTCCGATGACTTGTCCGTACTGAGTTAATGTCGCGGAAACTGTTTCAAGTTCCAAACGCTTGTACGCACCAGCAACAATTGCGGTGCCTTCGGTCAGACCGGCAACGCTGCCAGTGCTGGCTTCCGGGTATCGAAAGAACTTAATGTCTTTAGATCCGCGTTTTGCCGGTAGGTCGGCTTTATATGCAAACTGATCCAGAACGATGTTCTTTAAGGTTTGCTCCAGTAATTTTTTGTCGAAGTAAGTTTGGAGTGAATTCTTAACATCATCCGCACCATTATTCGTTGTATTGGTAATTCCAACTGCCATAATATTTTAATTTGTTGCGAACATTCCCGCCCCAGTGTCATCCGCCTGTTGCATCGCTTTCATAAGTTCATTCCGTTGTTTATTAACCGGCAACTTATTAAACGATTCAACTTGCAGTATATTTGATCCGGGTTGAGATCCGTTCAGTTGTGTTTTTTCTTCGTATTCAGAGAGTTGTTTCTCAAGCTCGCTGACTTTCTTCTCCAGTGCGGTTGATCGGTTGGCTTGGAGGTACATTGTTGCGCCTTCGACTGCGTCCGTTATGCCTTCGGGGTACTGCGTAAGAACCGGCTTCTGCTCAAGCAATCGACCGACCATTTTAAACAGTTCACTGTTTTGGTCGTTTAAGTCCCCATGCTCGGCTGCCGCCGCTTTCCAGTTGCTGTCCCACTTAGCTACGAACTTCGCCTGCTGCGATTTTGCGTCCTGCTCGGCAATTGCTTCACGCGCTTGCTTCGCCGCTTTTGTCGCCGCTTCAGCGTTTTTATCGTCGCCTTCATCCTCGAACTCGCGGGCTAATGCCTCGTATTCTTCGGGTGAATAGCGACTCTGCGCTGATCGCTGAGTGATCTCATTACGAGACACGCTCTGCTGCTCCTCAAACGCTTTGCGCTCTGCTTCCAACTCGGCCCGCTCTTTCTTTACCGAATTTTTTTCGGCATTAGCTTCGCGCCAGGTCTTGTTAGCCCGCTCCTGCGTTTTTTTCGCCCGGGAATATTTCGACTGAGATTTCTCCTCGGTCTCCGTCTTCTCGGGTTCCTCGTCCACCGGTTTGTCCGGTTCTGCCTCACTGGTTTTGTCTTCGGTTACAACTGACTCCTGGTCGGGTTCCTCGGCCTGCGGCACCGGGGATATGTTCGCA